GTCCTTGGCGAAGCCTTGCTGGTTGGTGAGGTTGCGCACGGCTTCGGCATAGGCGTCCGCATCGACGCGCCCCGCCTTGTAGCCTGCGTGCAGTGTGTTCAGGTCTTTCCAGAAGCTGGCATCGACGCCGGAATCCTTGGCGTTGATGCGGTTCATCACGGCGGCGAATTCGTCGACGGCGGTCTTGGCGGCCTTGGTGGATGCCTTGACCTGATCTTGGTAGAACTTCTGCTGCTTGATGTACTTCTCTGCAAGCGCCATGTACTCTTCGAGACTGAGCTTGCCCTTGTTGTAACCGTCGCGCAGCAACTCCAGGTTCTTGTAAAAGTCTGCGTCTACACCAGCGTCCTTGCCGTTGATCTTGTTGAGCAGATTTTCCAGCTGGTCTGCGAACTTCTTGGCGGCGTCAGAAGAGCCGCCCAAGGCGCGCGCAACAGCCGGTGCGCCAGCGGCCACCGCTTGCTGAACGCTCTGAGTAGCGAGCGCCTCCTTGCGGGCATTGAGGATGCGGGCGGTTGTGGCGTCGACTTCCTTGCGTGCGGCCTCGGCATCTGCGACCATCATGTCGCGGATCGCACCGGCTTGCGCAAAGTCGCCGCGCAGCACGGCAGCAATCTGCGCAGCGATGCCGCCGATCTCGTTGCCGATCTGAACGAGCACGTACTTCAAGTTCACGCCCAGCGCAGCGACGGTCTCGAAGACGATCGCCATCCCGTCCTGCAGCACCTTCATCGCACCGGTCTGCTTTGCATTCTCGGCGGTCGCCCCGTTGAGCGCATTGAGGATCGTGATCATGTCCTCGATGGCGTTGGTGGCGAGGACGACGCTGTCGTAAATGATCCCGCCAGCGGGTTGCGCGTTGATGGTGCGGAAAAGCTCGTCCCAGGTGTCGCCCAAGCCTGCGATCGCGCCGTCCAGTGTTTTTGCGCGCTCTGCCATTGCGCCAGCGAACTGGTTGTCGCCGATCGCCTGCAGGTAGGCGGTGATCTCTGCGGCGTTGTTGCCGATGTTGGTGGTGACGCCTTGGAAGGTGAGCGACACATTGTCGCCTTCCTTCTTGGCCTTGATGCCGAACTCCTTCAGCCGCTCGAATTCGCCGGTGCTCGCATCGGCAACGGCTTCGATCATCTGGTTCAGATCCTTGCCCATCGCCGAGGCGGTGTTGCCGAAGCTCGTCAAAGCGGCGCGCGTCGGGTTCAACCCGAGCGCCTGCATCTTCACAAAGCCCTGCGTTGCCTGAGCAAGACCGAACGGAGTCTCTTTGGCGAACTGCTTCAGCCAAGCCATCTCTCGTTCAGCCGCTGCAGCAGAGCCTGTGACCGTCTTGAGGCTCGAATTCAGCGTATCGAATTCACGCTGCACACCCACCAGCTTGCCAACAAACATCGTCGCGGAAACGCCAGCGAACAGACCTCCTAGAAGATCCTTTAGGCGCGCAACATCCTTCTCGATCGACCCGAACGTGCGCTCGACGGTACGGCGCGCGGCGTCCATGTCCTTGGACAGTCGTGCGACGTTTGCTGCCATCTCGATCGTCAGGGTGCCGATGTTCATCGTTTAGCTTGAATGAATGCCTTGAATGCGTTGGTAACCTTCTTGCTAACCACCTCGCGGTCGAACTTGTTAACAGGGTCGCCGAATGGCGGCGGACACTCAGGTTTTTCGCTCGCGTGCGCTTGTGCTAAGTATACACGAGACATCTCGCGCAGAGCATAGAATTCCCAAGGCTGGAGATTAAAACCCCGCCCCTCCTGCCAAGCCATCAGCTCCACGCTGGTGAGCGGCGCTGGTCCCATCCCGCCAACGCTCACCAGCCCTGCGTCGTGCCAGTAGCTGACAAGGTAGGAGGCAGCGCCAACGTCCGGCATGAGCGGAGTGCCGCCGTTGCGCTTGATCTTTTCGCCGCGTGTCTGCGGCTTTTCTGGTTCAGTCTCGCCAGAGACAGCCTTGCTCTTCTTGTCAGCTGGCGCGGAATGAAACCACGCCAGCTGCTGAGCGTACAGGATCAGGTCGTGGCGGACTTGTTCGTAAAATTTGCCCAGTCACCGATCGCCTTGTTGATCTGCTCGGAGATGAACCCGATGCCTGCGTCTAGGTACGCGGCTTTGAACATGTCGTAGCCGGTCATGTCCTTGTACACGAACTCGTTGAACGAGGCGGTGCAGTCGGCCAGGAACTCGGCGTCCAGCTCGCGCTGCTCCTCGTCCTTCATCTTCTTGCCGCCCTTGCGCACATGGTCGAGGATGGCGCGGTTGCGCTTGCCTTGGGCGCGCTGGAACTGCTTGGAGCCAGGGCCATACACGGTGACGGACAGAACCTTGCCGCTCTCGTTCAGCAGCGGCTCGCCATCAGGCGTCTCCAGCTCAATGATGGCGGTTTCTTTGACGGCGAGTTTGGAAATATCGAACATTGGTTGCTCCTTCGCGGGGAAATTAAAATTGCCCGTGGTCGACGACCGCTTCCCCCGCGAAGGAGAAGACAGCCGCCGACTCGGTGCTCGTTCAGCCTTCTCAGACATTCATCAAGCCGCCAGCGACTCGATGATTCCGACGCCAGCAGAGTTGGTCGTCAGTTCAAGCGTGCAGGTGGCGGTGGTGATCGAGTCCACAGAGCCAACACCGACCTTGAAGGACATGATCTTGGCTTGGAAGTAATACTTGTCGCCGTTCTGGGTGGTGACCAGGAACGAATAGTCGGCGTCGGAAACGCTGCCAGCCTTCATCAAGATCTGGCCTGCGTCGTCGGTGTCCAGGCCCAGCGACAGGCTCATGGTGCCTTCGTTGAAGGAACCCTTGAACTTCTGGGTGCCGCGCGTGCCCACCGGGTTGTGGGTAACCAGCGCGTACTCGCGACCGAACTCGCCGAGATCGGTGATCTCGCCGACCAGCGAAGGAACGGGCGACGCCGTGAAGAGCGTGTTGTAACCAGCCGCGTCGAAGGTGCTCGGAGCGGAGGCGGTGACTCGCAGAGTGGTCCCTGCGGAGGTGCGTACAGTCATGATGTTTTCCTTTCAATGACAAGAAGTGACGCCCACAGGGATGCAGGCGAACCGAAGCGACGCCGACAAGTCGATGCCACAACACCGTTTGTGTACGTAATTTTCATTCGTACCACATGAGAACGTAATCAACTGGTTGCGTCCAGACACCAGCCTCGTTGTCCTTGTCCATCGAGCCTAGCATGCTGAATCTGCAGCTCACGACGCGCTTTCCGGCGACGATCGTATTATGCTTGAAGTCCAGCACAGAACGCAACGCAGCATGAATTGCTTTCACTTTGGCGATGTCTTGCGCCAAAGGATTGATCTGGATGCGCGCAACCGCCATCTGCGGCTCGGTCGCGTAATTCACGTGAGGGCGCGGTTGCGCGTCCACGACCTGATAAACGATCGCTGGCATCGCGGTGTTCTGCGGCAGCTGGCTGAGAGCCTTCCTGCTTCCGACAAGCGCGGTGATAGATGCGTCATTCAGCATCGCTGCGATGATCAATTCGGGGTTCATTTCTTGGCAGCCTCCTTGGCTAGCCGCGCACGGATGTACGCCGCAGCTGCATCCACAGCCTCTCGCTGCGAATTGTCTAGAGCAGGCCGCATGAACGGCTTGGGCGATGTGCCAGGGTGATCCACCACCTCGCGCGCGATTCCTGCGAAGAACAGGCTCTTGCGCTTCTTGGGCTTGATGAAGTGTCGTGCGGTGCCGAACTCCACCATGTGCGCGTAGAACGCCTTCTTGCCGCCAGCGCGCACGGTCGCGGAAACTTGCCCACGCTTGGACTTGGTGCTGACCTTTATCGAGTCGCGCAGATCGCCGTCGTCCACGGGCACCAGCTCCTTGGCTCGCGTCTCCATCACCTTTGCGCCTGCACGCACAGCGCCGCGCATGATGTTGCCTTCGATCTTTGCAGGAAGCTCTTTCAGCAGGCGGTCCAACTCGGACAGGCCTGAAACGTGAAGTTCATTGGCCATCGAGCGATCCCTCCGTGCAATCGAAGACTATGAACCGGCGCTCTTCGTCCAGATCGCGCGCAGCGGTGATGTTGAGCAACCGAACTCCTGCGGGAGTGGGATAGCTGATGCGCATCGCGGCGACATCGATCGGCGGCAACAGCGCCAAGGTGTAACGCGTCGCAACCGTGTGGGTCAGGTGCGAGCCGATCGCCATGGCGCGCAACTTTTCACGACCACCGATCGGCTTGACGTTGCCCCACACGGTTGCGACGTCAGACCAGGTGTTCTGCTCCTGGCCGTAATCGTCCTTCACGGAGCTGCGCCGTTGAAAGGTGATGCGCTTGTCCAGGCGACCGATATACATCACAACCCCATGGCGATGCGGTGCTGTTGCAGCAGGGCCGCAGCACCCAACGGCAGCTCGTAACGCTCATCCAGCGTGACAGCCTCGCGGTTCTCGTACAGATGGCCCAAGATGAGCAGCATCGCTTGCTTGGCCGACTTTGGAGTCGGTTGCGGGTTGGGGCTGAGGTCGTCGGTGCGCCCGGCTGTGAACGTGATCTTGATGGCCGCATCCTGCACGCGCGTCGCTGGCCAAGCCGCGCCAAACGTCAGCGCCAGCGACGCAGGCTTGCGGCTGTTGTTCAGCGCGTAGTTAGCCGCGTCCAGCGTTTGCGTTGCGCCAGCTTGGTCGACATAAGCGACCGAATCGACACTGAGCACCGGCCACACACCAAGGTCGATCGCGCCAGCAGGAAATTCGTCCAGCGCCAGCTCGTAGCTTTGGCGCGCAAAAGCCTGCGATGTATAGTATTCAGCGTGCTCACGCGCAGCGACGTTGAGCGCGAGCACAAGATCGTCGTCTGGATGTGTCGGCGGCGAACCAACCGCGTCCAGACGCAAGTGCAGCCGCGCCTCTTCGAGCGTCAGCGGCTCGAACTCGATGTCATGCAGCGGTGTTGGCGCGTATTCCATGTGGGTTCTCCAAGCCTGAGTATGCCCGTTATTGAGCAAAAAATCAAAAACGCAAAGACACTTCCCAAGGCCTGGGCTTCCCGTGAAAGCACACAACCTCGGCGTCTTGCGGTACGCGCTGACGACAGTGAACCTTGTAGCTGTACACGCGCGCAAAATCCTGCCAGCGCAATGCGTCCTTGAAGAACGGCGCGATGAAGCCTTGATCGCCCCAACGCGCTGGCGTTCGACACTCGGCCATGTGGCGCGCCGGATCCGCAACAAACGCATCCCAAACCGCAGCGCGGTCTTCTTCCTTCAGGAACATCATCCCAGAACCGATCGTCTCTGTTCGAGTGAAGTCGCGCAACACCGCGCTGCGGTTTGGGATCGGCGGCAAGTGCAGCACCGTCGTGTCCAGGTCGAAGTACAGCAGATCGCCTTCGACCCAAGGCGCGAACAGCTCCAACTTCGCCCACCATCCGGGCCAGTTGTGACGCAGCGGGATCGTTTCGCAACGCAGCGCGGTGTCGGACAGACAAACGAACGGCTCGTCGCCGCACATCCTTTGCAG